GGAGTTCAAATCGGTGTTGGTGCTGATGTAGTTCTTTACGATTAATAACAACAATTAACTAACATAAAGAGGGTGGGCAAAACTGCCTACCCTTTTTTATTAAATTATAAAATATGGCTTGTGCAATAACAAAAGGTAGAGGGGTTGGATGTAAGACTGCCTTTGCTGGAATTAAAAATATTTACATCTTAGATTTTAGTGCTGTTGTAGCTGCTTTAGGCGATTCAAGTGGTACTATAACCTTACCAACTGATAACTCAGCCGAGTTTTTTAAGTTTGAGGTAAAAGGTGGGCAATCATCTTTAGAAACAGTAGTAAACTCATCAAGAGAGAATGGTACTACTTTTTACGAAAGTACTTTAAATGTAACTTTTCAAGTTTTAGACGTGGCTACACAAGAAGAAATAAAACTTCTTAACAGAGGTAGAGCGCATTACGTTATAGAATTGTACCCAGATGGTGCAGGTAATACAAAACGTTTACTAATGGGTAGAGATAATGGTGCAGAAATTACTGGGGGTACAATCGTAAGTGGTGCAGCTCCAGCAGATTTACAAGGGTTTACGTTAACAGCAGTTGCAACAGAGGTATTTCCTCCGTTCTTCTGTACTGAGCCAGATGTAAATTCTGCTACGCCAATTACACCAGCTTAGGATAATTAAAAAATATTTTATATATTTGTCCTATGTCTGTTTTGGTTGACGACATAAATAGAAATAGCCATCTCAAAGGGGGTGGCTTTTTTTATGCAAAATATTTTATATTTGTTTATATATTAGTATGAAGTTAATAGGAACTAATGGCGATAAGACTTTCAAGGTTATACCTCGTCAATTTATTAATGGTGCGATTACTGTAAATCTAACAAGTGAAAGCACAGGAACTAATGTAAGTATTACACCAACAGGGTCAACAGATGGAAATTATATGTCTTTTGTTGCTGCTTTTGGTACTTTAACTGAGGGTGATTTTTATACCTTAGAAGTAAAAAATGGTGCTGCTGTTATATACAAAGACAAAGTGTTTTGTACAGACCAGACAATAAACCAAACTAACAATGATTACTATTCTGTAAATAGTGGAGAATACACCACAGAGGATAGCTTTGATAACGATTACATTATATTATGAATGATTTAAGAATAGTTAATTTAAGCACTTACACCAGTCCAGAGATTGTAGAGAAATCTAACAAAAAATGGGTAGCTTATGGAAGTGATAATAATTATTTTGGGTACTTAATAGACCGATACAACGGAAGTCCAACAAACAACGCTATCATTAATGGTGTAAGCCAAATGATTTATGGAAAAGGATTAGATGCTTTAGATTCTAGTAAAAAGCCAGAAGCATACGCTAAAATGATTACTTTGTTTCACAAAGATTGTGTAAGAAAGCTATGCTATGATTTGAAACTTATGGGTCAATGTGCTATGCAAGTAATTTACTCAAAGGACAGAAAAACTATTGCACAAGTAGAACACATACCAGTAGAAAACCTAAGAGCTGAGAAGTGCAATTCTAAAGGTGAGATTGAGGCGTACTATTATTCTGATAATTGGTCTAAGGTAAAACAAAGCACACAATTAAAAAGAATACCAGCTTTTGGATTTTCTAAAGAAAACATAGAAATACTATACGTTAAGCCTTACAGAGCTGGATATAAGTATTATAGTAGCCCAGACTATCAGGGTGGTTTGCAATATAGTGAGCTAGAAGAAGAAATAAGCAACTATCACTTAAATAACATACTTAATGGTTTAGCTCCAAGTATGCTAATTAACTTTAACAACGGAACTCCAAACGCTGAGGAACGACAAATGCTAGAGAATAGAATATATCAAAAGTTTAGTGGTAGTAGCAATGCTGGTAAATTTATACTAGCTTTTAACGACAATGCCGAGAGTGCTGCACAAATAGAGCCTATACAGTTAAGTGATGCACATAACCAATACCAATTCTTATCAGACGAAAGTAGTAAAAAGATAATGGTAGCACACAGGGTAGTTAGCCCTATGCTTTTAGGTATTAAAGACAGTACAGGATTAGGAAACAACGCAGAGGAATTAAAAACTGCAAGTACCTTAATGGATAACACAGTTATAAGACCATTTCAGCACCTTTTGATAGATGCTTTTGATGATATACTAGCTTACAATAATATTGCCTTAAAACTATACTTTAAGACCTTACAACCACTAGAGTTCACAGACTTAGAGAACGTAGAGGACGAAGAAACAAAAGAAGAAGAAACAGGAGTAAAGTTAGCTAAAGAATTACCAGAAGATTTAGGTATTGAAATAGCAGATGCTTTAATTGACTTAGGACAAGACGAAACAGAGCTTTTAAGCGACTTTGACGTAATGGACGAACGAGAGGTAAACTATGAAGAAGAAGATGGCTTAGACGAGGTTATAACTGACTTAAACAAACCAAAAGAAAAAAGCACACTAGCTAAAATATGGGAGTTTGTAAGCACAGGTAAAGCTACACCATTTAGAGAAAGTGAACAAGATGGAGAAAGCAAACAAGAAGCTGAGGAGGGTAATACATTTTTAGTAAGATATATGTATTCTCCACAAAGATATAGTGCAAACTCAAGAAAGTTTTGTAAAAAAATGGTAGATGCTAAAAAGGTTTATCGTAAAGAGGATATTATTTCTATGGATGACAAAGTAGTCAATGCTGGTTTTGGTAAAGGTGGAAGTAACACTTATTCTATCTGGCTTTACAAAGGTGGTGCTAGATGTCAGCATAAATGGTTAAGAAAAACATATGTACGCAAAGATGGTGCAAAAGGTTTAGGAGATGCAATTACAACAACAGAGGCAAGATCAAGAGGTTTTAAACCAGAGGCAAACGCTCAAAAAGTACCAGTTGCTCCTAAAGATATGCCATATAAAGGCTATACTGCTGCATATTGGAATAAAATAGGATTTAAGAATTAAGTGTGGCGACAGCATTATTTATAAATAGAACAGATTTAGTAAAAAATTCTATAATTGACGGAAATACCGACACAGATAAATTTATACAATTTATTAAGGTAGCTCAACAGATAGATATTCAGAATTTATTAGGTACAGACTTATACAACAAAATAAGTGGTCATATTGTTGCTGGTAATTTAGCTGGTAATTATTTGACTTTAACAAATTCATATATTCAACCCTGTTTAATTTGGTTTGCGCAGATGAATTATATCCCATTTGCAGCTTATAAAATTACAGGAAAAGGAGTTTTAAAAGGTACAAGTGAGCAATCAGAAACAGTTAATAAAAACGAAGTAGATTATTTAGTAGCAAAAGCTAGAGAGTACGCTAATTACTATTCAACAAGATTAGTAGATTATTTAAGTTTTCACAATGATTTATTTCCAGAGTATAACACTAACACAGATGAGGACATAAGTCCAGACACAGATACAACCTTTAAAGGGTGGGTTTTATGAAATATAAAGTAAAAGAAACAAACATAATTAAATTAAAACATTACATAGATGCCGATACCAAAACCAAAAGCGAAAGAGAAGCAGAAAGATTTTATGATTCGGTGTGTAGCAGAAATGAAAAAGGAATACAATAGAGAGCAAGCAGTAGCGATATGCTACAAAACATATAAAAATAAATAAATGGGATTTGGTAAAATTTATGAAACTACTTACTGGGGTCAAGGTGCTATTGACAACACCATAGGCTGGGGTAATGTTTATGAGCAGTTTGTTGATCCAACAGAATTTAGTGAAATATTAGCAGAAAATGGAGATTTCCTTTTAACAGAACAAAACGAATATATAATATTAAATACAACATAAAAATAAAAAAATGGCAAATAAAAAATTTAGTGAATTTGATTTAAAAACCTCAGCGTCTGATGTTGATTTCGTGGTAGGTTATGACGGAACAGACAATGTTAGAATAACACCAACTAACTTGACTGGTGGCGGTGGTGCATCAGACTTAAATGGTCTTTCTGACTGTTTAGTTGATGGTACTTCGGTGTATGTTTCGAATGTTCCAAGTGGTTTAAGTGGTAACCCAGCAAATAACACAGTTTTAGGAGAGGGAGCTGCAAATGCTTTAAC